TGGAATACGCTGTCGTCAACGATTAAGCTTTTGCTTTTTCTAGCCATCCTTCGCGCGCAGTCCTATCTCGTAGCTTTGCGCGTCCTCCTGCACGGTCAAAATGACGTAGCGCTGAGTTCCGCGAGTCAATACAGTTCCTAATGTCGGCTTGCTTGTTAGAGCCGCTTTTAATAGCGTTGCTGTCGTTGTCACTTCGTCTTCGTCGCCGTATGTGTTGCGGCTAACTGCCATTTCCGACTCGTCAAAGCTGGCTTTAAATTTCGTGCTGTTGATCTGCGCATCTTCCCCGACCGATTTCAGCGCTATGCTTAAGCCATTTTTTACGACTGATTCAAATATGTTCATGTAAAAATAGTAGCGCTTTGTTTCATAAGGTAACGAAAAATCACTAAACCTAACCTGTCTTAGGATCTCCCTAAGCACCATACGCGCTAAATCATTATTAAGTGTTTGTTTTAATTTGTCAATGAAAAGGGGCCGCCCGGTTAAAGACGACCCCTTGAAAGGTTAAGCGTTGGCCTTTGCTGGCCTGCCTCGCTTTTTGGCTGGCGCTTTGTTTGTTTTGCTTTTTTCAAGCATGCCTTTGCGTATGTAGAAAACCTTACCCGGCTTGTCACAATTAACAAATGCTTTCAAGCAAACGTCTGCCGACTTTGAGCATTCCAATACATCAAAATCAGCTTTGCCATCCTGTAGCAAAATAGTTGCGTTTGGTGCAATCATGTTATGCTGATGTGACTCGAACGCCGTAATCTACTCCCTTGGATACTCCGTAAAGAATGCCCATTGAAATATACTCAATCCCATCGTCATTACTGTACCATTTGCGAAATTGAACTGTCAAACCAATGCCAGGGATTTCAACGTTTTCAAGCTCACCACTAAATCTTCCGGCATCTACAGTCCGGCCTGCCATTAGCAAACTCGTTTTGTGAGCTGCAAATGCTGCTAAGTTTTCGCTGTTAGCGTCCGCAAGGTCTGTTTCGTATACGTCAAACTTATTAACGCGTGGCACAATGCCCTCGGTCTTGCCTTCGGTAATGCCTGGGATTTCAGCGCTGTTCAACGTCTTAACAAGCGCACCGTAATAGCTTGGATTACACAATACAAAGCGATTAGATTGAGGCGCTTTTTTGGTTGCTGTCAAAGTGGTGCCTAAGTCAACCAAATCATCGCGGCCAAAATTGCCGGCTGTGATTGTGCTGCTAGTTGCAAAGTTTGCGGCAGTTACCAAGTTCCACAAGTCCCCGAATACAGCGTCGCCAACTGCTTGCTGTGCTGGCTCGATAAATAGCGATTCCAAATCAATGCTAGACTTCGAGCGCTCTTCATCGTCAAAGCCATAAACAAAGCCTTTAAATTTATTGAGCGTAATTGTGCGAGCAGTCATTGCAACGTCTTGTGCTGCTGCAGCGTATCCACCCGACAAACTTGATGCAGTTGGCTTTGTAGGGAAGCGAGTTGTTACCGATTCGCCGCGCGATTGCAAATCATTGGAAAAATCAGTGTGGATGCCAGCTAGTGGCGCGAATAACGAAGAAAGCCCTGGGAGGCTTTGCTGTGCGATTTCTGCTAGGTTTACTCCTGCTAATGTGTTAGCCATAATATATAATTTATTGGTTGTTAGTTGTTAGGAAATTAAATGTTTGTTTTCCTTGTAAAATTTATTTTTTGCTGCAAGCCCTTCTGTTTTTCCGATTTCGTGGTACTTGTCCCAAAATTGATCCGCAGTCATTGATGCTTCAATTGTTTTGCCTTTATCCGTAACCGGTGAGTGTGCGCTCATTTGTAGCAGTTCAGCGGCTGCTTGCGCGACCTTTTCTTGAGTCACTTCTGCGGCTGCTGTTGCTTCGGCTTTGGCTGTTTCCAATTCGGCTTTGGCTGTTTCAATCTGCGCTTTAAATTCTGCCTCTTTTCCGTCAACTTCTTTAAGCACAAGCTCGGCGGCCTCTAGCTCTGCGCGTGCATCGGCTAGCTCCTGCGCTTGCACTGTTATATTTTCAATTAAAACATCGCGCTGCTTTACAACTGCATCTAGTTTGCCGTTCATGCTGGCAATAAGCTTTTCTGTTGGCACCTGCAACTCTGCGCTATTAGCGGCGTCAACAATAGATGCAACGGCTTTTAATCCGTCGTCAATATAATCGACAAAGCCAGCGTCAAGCGCGTCTTGTGCTGTCATCCAAGTCTCAGACTTCATAAGGTCCGCGACTTCTTCTGGCGTGTATTGGCTGCGGCTGTATGCCTGCAAAATGTTCCCGCTCATCTTTTCGAGCGTGTCTGCATTTTTGCGCAACTCGTCAGCGTTGCCCATTGCAACCGTCCAGGGCTCGTGTATCATTAGCAAAGCATTGTTTGCCATGCGGATTTCATTGCCAGCCATTGCGACAACTGACCCCATACTGGCCGCAAGCGAATCAATATGCGTGATCACCTTTGCCGGATGCCGTTGCAATGCGTTAAAGATGCTGATTCCGTCGATTACGCTACCGCCTGGACTATCTACCCGCAAATGAATTGTATCGGCTTCAATGCCTTTCAAGTCCTCTGCAAAGTCTTTTGCGTTAATATCAAAGCCACCGATCGGGCCGTAAATACTGACTTCGGCCTCGGTGTCTGTTTTGGTTGCCATGTTGTACCATGTATTATTGTTCATCGTCTGTATTAGTTAATTGTTGCCCCGGCACAATGTCGCCAGGACGTGTGATTAAAGATAGTTCCCTGTAGTCTAGTCCGTTTGCCTCTGCAATGCGTTTTGTCAAAACAATCTCTTTTGCGCGTTGCGTCATCTCCTCTTCAAAGTCGCGGCCTCTGCGCTCGACTATGTTTGTGGCTGTTGTCAAACCTGCACGCAAATCTTCAATGTCTGCTGCACGCATTCGGCCTTCATCAACTGTAAACTCTGGCGGCCTCGTGAATGTGATCTTGTACCAATCGTCTGGCAAATTGTAAGCGCCCATTTTCGCGCGCTTGGCAATAATATACTGAGCAATTCGTTTAAATCCGTACTCTAAGCACTCGCACCGCGCCGCAATAGATTTGTTAATGTCTGCCGCAAATCCTCGAACGCCTGCGCCCCCGACTTCTGAGCTGTCTAGCATTTCGCGCCGCCATCCTAAAGCGTAAAATGCGCTCTGCTCCACTGTCTTAGTAAACTTTTGCCATGCTTCCGGCGGGTCGTTTGCCGTGTGCGCGTTAAGTGATCCACCATTTTTAATGATGCGAATCATCCCGCTATCCATGTAAGTTGTCGCTGGCGTGTTGTCTCCGCCGCCCAGCCCCATTAAATTCTTGGCAGTGTCGCGCGTCCCGGACTCGTTCGACTCGATCAAAGTTAAGATTGAGTTTACTTTAGTTTTAACCTTTTGCGCGTCTCGCGTTTCGCTTAGGTCGTACCAATCTAAGACAGCGGCCGCGATTGACGGTTGCCCGCGCGTCTGAGTAAACCATTTAGTATCTAAAAAATGCACTACCGATCGAGCGGGCACGTCTTGGAACCCTCGCGGCCTGTCGTCGTCTTTTACCCTGTAAGCGACTGGCGCGTTGTAGTCGTTCAAAATGACGCCCGCGCAAATCTTTAATCCCGCGTATGTTTTCGAGTCATTTACATATCCCCCGGATACGTCGCCCCAATCGCCGACCTGGTGCGCTTCAATAAATTGAATTTTTGGAAAACCGGTTTCCTCTTGCTCGGTCAAGATTGCGAAGAAGTCGCCGTCAACGTCTAGCGTTTTACTGGCTCTCCATATTGATTTGCGCAAACTAAAATTGACGCCCCGGATGTCGAATGCGTGATCAAGTGTCTTAAAATCTTCCTCGACCGCTTTTGCAAAGTCTTGGTCCTGGCTGATCGATTGCAAACGCCATGACCCGCCGTAAACGTAATTACTGCGCTGATCGACCGCCCCGGCCACACTACTGAACGACTGGTAGATATAGCGCGCATCGCACAGCATCATTTTGTGACGATTTGCCGTCATCATTTCGCTAATGTCCTTGGCAAGCGCTGACCGCTGATTTGTTAGCCTGCGCTGATCATTGCGCCCGCCTGCATAAAATTCCCGAGTGCCGCTGCGGCTGTTGTACGTGTTGCCGCCTGAGTTGTATTTTTTGCGAGCGCGCTTGATAGGTTTAACGGCCATAGCTGCTGTGATTGTTCACCCGGACAAAAATTGTATCGGTCACCTGGTTGTTTGTGTCTAATAAATAGTCTTGCAGCTCCTTGTCAGTCATTTGACCTGCTGCGCCTTGCGTGAGCAATTGCTTGTAGCACTCGCGGATTGACTCAATAAAGTCATGCGGCCCCCAATTTGCTGGCATCTCGTAATCAAAAGATTTGCCGGAAAGGGATGCCCGAACCATGCGCGCGCCG